CGGGTCGATCTCAGGCGGCCCACCCTCAACAGCCTTGCGGGTGATGAAGCCGGCGAAGAGGTTGGCCACCTCCTGCCTGAACAGTACGGCGTCGTCGTAGTTGTCCAGCGACTTCAGCCGCAGCAGCACCGGAGCCAGACGCGGGATGCCGCGTAGCTGGCCGCCTTCGGTAGGCTCGAAAATGTGCAGCACCTGGTCGGCCGGTATACGGTTCAATACGTTGTAGCCAACCGACATCAGTTGCGAATCACCCGGGTGGGTGCTGTACATCCAATACGCCACCCGTTGACCGATAGCGTTGAACTCAATGCCCGCACGAACGTTGTTGCCGGCCCGGGTGCGGAAGTTGCGATCCAACGGCACATATTCAGCCGCCAGCACCTGCAGCTGCAGCGGCACGGCGAAGCCGTCCTCAGGGCGACGGTAGCGAAGGCGCACGAAGCACTCACCAGTTTCCTCGACCATGCGGGCGATCATCGCCTGCTGGCCGTAGAAGTCGGCTAAGCCATCGGCGTCGGCCTCATCTACCCAGTCCTCCCAGAGCTGACGCAGCTCCGCGCGGAGCGCATCGTTTTTGATGGAAGCGCGCGGTGTGATGCCGGTGCCTATGATGTTGCTGACGCGCTTGCTGATCGCACTGAAGGCGTACGGGTCGTTGCGCACCGCCGCTTTGGAGCGCTTGCGCAGAGCGGGCAGCGCCGGCAAAGCGATTGCGTTGAGCGCGCCCTCCGGTGCATCCCAGCCGAGGGCGCGGCGACCGGTGCCGGCACCTTCGTAGCTGTTACGCAGGCGCTTGGGTATTCCGCGGGTGCGCGTCATAGGATGCCTTTGCCTCTGCTGAAGAGCCGGGTGATGCGTGGCCGTCGTTGAGCCTGGGCCGCTTCCTTCGCTGCATCGGCGGCGTACTGCTCCTCGAGCATGCGCAGACTGGCGAGCGCAGCACGGTCCAGGCGACGGTCGCCCTTCTGGATCGACTGGCCTGTCTCCAGGATCTGTTTGATTGAGGCCCGGACTTCCGCCAGGCGCTGTTTGGCATCGGTCATGGTTGCCTCGGTTGCTGTCAGCGGCGTTTCAGGTACCCACTGCTGGCCACTCGCCGACCGGGCCGCACTGCGGCTGGTTTGGCAGGTGTTGCTGGTGGGGTCGGTGTTGCAGTGGTGGGCGCTGGTTTTGCCTGCACGGGCTCGGCGGGCTTCGCTGGGCGGTCTGCGAATAAGCTGCCCTGGCTGACGGCAGCCCGCAGCCTTGCCCAATCGGGTTCTTTGTAGCGATGCAGGCCCAGGTAGTGAGCCATCGCCAAGTTGTAAACCAGCAAGTCGAGCGCTTCGTTACGATCGGCTTTGCCCTTCACCCACTCGATGCGTTTGTGGCCTTTCACGTAACGCGCAATCTTCCGTTCCGCGACAGCCTGCTGGTACCAGTCTTCAGGCAGGTCCTGAGAAAAGTGGATGGCACCCGGGCCTTCGTTGAGCGGATAGCGGTTGTAGATCCAATCCTTTGCGGTGTCGGTACCAACCATCCATAGCTCAACGCCGTGTTTCTCGACCGAGCCCTTGCGGGTCACGTCAACCTTGGAAGGGCGCTGCGCGATGACGGGCCGGCCGGGCTTGCTTGCGCCTTTAACGGCGAACACGTTGCGCCAACGGCGTAGGCGGCAGAACTGATACACCTCGTCGGTGTGGTGGCCACCAGAGTCGACAGCCGTGGCGCAGATCGCCATCTCGACACCGGAAGTGTGGCGGTACCGCGCCTTTAGCTTCTCGTCCAGGGCGAGCCAGGTGCGTTCATCGGAGGGGTCACCGCTGATCACTTGCTGATCGATCACCCAACGCTCCATGCCCTCGCCCCACCCCAGCACCAGCAGCTCGAGGCGGTTGTGCTGGGTGTCCACAGCCGCGGTCAGCATGAGCACGCCAGACGGCACGGAGCCGAGTTCGTAATCCTCAGCCCGCGCCTGCAGCTCTTTGGCCTGGGTGACCTCCATGGCGCTGTCCCAGAGCCGGGCCAGGCGCGTGTTGTAGAACACCTGCATGGGCTCGAGGTCGCCTTTATCCTGGGCCTTCTTGGCTTTGTCGTACTGCTTTGCCAAGCCGAGCCAGCTAACCCACCCCAGCGGTGCGTAGAGCGCGTTGAGGTAGAAGCCGACCGTTTCGCCATCGCCTTCAGCGTGGGCGCGCCACTCACCGTTGGCGAGCATTTCGCCCTTGTGGTGCTCATCGATGAGGCACCCACAATCAGGGTTTGAACACAGGTACTGCACGTGGGTGTAATCAGCCGTGTACTTGAGGTTTTCCCATTCCAGCACCTGCATCTCGCTGCAGTGCGGGCACGCGACGTAGTAATGGCGCTGGTCGCTTTCAGCGAACAGATCCGCAATGCGCGAGGCACCCTTGACCGTGGGCGAGCTGGAGAAATACACCTTGGCGTTACGGCCGAATGTCGAGGTGCGCGTCTCCGCCAGTTCGATGGGGTCGCCTTCGTTATCGACGTCGACATCCCAGCGGTCTACCTCATCGCCGTACACATAGCGCGCGGCGAGCTCTGCCAGGTTGGCCGCGGAGCCGGCTGTGGTCGCGTAAAGCGTGCCGCCTTCGAACTCCTTGGTGTCCATGGTGTTGCGGGCGTCGCGGGACCGGGCCTTCGCGACGCGTTCTTTCAGTACGGGCGTCGCCTCGATCGTGTGGCCAACCCTGGTGGATACCCGCTTGGCCAGGCCGAGAGTGGGCAGCAGCATCAGGATGTTGGACGGCGCCATGTGGATGCAGCCGCCGATGAAGTTAAGCGCGATCTGCGTCTTCATCAGCTGTGACGCAACCATGGTCACGACGCGACGGCACGGGTGGGCCGGCGACAGGCAGCGCATCGGCTCACGCGCATAGGGCGTTCGAGCGGTGCGGTACGGTCCAGGCTCAGCGGCACCGGATTCGCGCGGGATACGCATGTACTCGTCGGCCCACTCGTCGATCCACAATTCAGGATCCGGCGTGAGGCCACGCATGTATGCCGACCGGTACACGGCGGCACCATCGGCATGAGGTTCAGGCATGGTCGTCAGTTCGCTGGTTTGAGTGCGTCCACCAGGTCGGAGGCGCTAACGCGATCGGCGTCCTCGAGCACGCGGCGAATGCCAGCGGTGAGTAGGCGCTCCACTTCCCAGGGATCGCTGATCGCGGCGATCTCCGGGGATATCTGTTTGGGCAGCCCGAGCAACAAGTCTCGAAGCATGCGGCCGGTGGCAAAGGCAGCGTTCTCAACGGAGGTCACGTCAGCCAGCTGGCCGTGCTGCTTGAGGTATTCGTCTTCAGCCAGCAGCGCAAGGAAGTGCTCTCGGTGCGCCCGTGCTTTCTGAAAGTCGGGCTTGCCGATGGTGGTCGGCGGGGTTTCGGTGAGCGGCGCGCCTGGGGCGATGTGAGCTGTGACACCTTTGGTGATCCGCTCCTGTTCGTGACGCTCGGCGACACCAGCCTTGCTGGGGTCGGCGGTCTCGGCCAGCAGGGCGTTGGTGGCGATGACATCGACGCGGCCATCCGCTGTCAGCACCAGGCGACCCAGCTTGCCCAGCTTCGACACGTATGGTTTCGACCACCCTTTGGCAGCCGCGAATTCTGACTTGCTGAGCACTTCCATAAGACCACCTGTTAACCGTTCACCTCATGCGGTTAACCAGTTCACCGCTGTTAACTAACTCTCAAGCCCAGCCGCTAACGCGAAAGCGGGGCTCGAATTACCCTTACGGCCCACGGCGCTCTAGGGGCCCCCGGCCCTTTCGGTCTTGGCTCGCCCCCCTCTGGCTACCCTGCCCGCCGGCCACCGGGGCGGCGGCTGAAGTTGGTCGGCAGCTTCCCGCTCAGGGCATCGGCGATTGCCTTGTCGATGTTCGCTTCGAGCTGTGCATCGTTCTCGGCAACGCGTCGCACCACACCATGGAAGTCCAGCCGCTCGCTGTACTGCGGCTGACGTACGAAAGCGATGACCACTGCCACCGCCTTGCCCCGCCGCTCTGCAATACCAATGGGCGTCCTGCCGCGCTTGAGTACGAAGAACGCCGTGGCGTGGCCCTTGCGAAGTGAGCGTCGGCTCGCCGTAGCGCTGTGGTCCGAGCCGGACCGGTTCAGTGCTTTCAACCCTGACAGGATCTGCATGATGTGGCCGCGCTGCATGTTCCCGTACTGATCAAGCCTCGCACCCGCACCTGGCACAGCGAAGAGCCCAGCAGGCAAGATCCCAGACTGACGCAACCACGCTTCAGACGCGCGACGCTGGCGGCTGCCGCCGAACACCTGAGGTGCAACCCAATCCTCAGGCGAGAACTGCTTGCCGGTAGCAGCTCCGTCCTTGCCATCCTTGATCCACAATGCCGCTTCCAACTGGTTGGGCTTAGCGTTCAGCACGCGGATCGAGTTGAGGGTGAAAGGCGTGGGCCGGTCGAACACATCACTCATCTCAGCCCGTACGATCTGCCGGGCTTGATTCGCCGTGTGGTTCAACGCATCGGCCAAGGCCCGGTTCGCAAGCGCGGGCTCCAGCTGCTGGAGCGCTGCCAGCGCATCATTGAGGTCATTGGCGTTTATAGATCCGCGCATTAAAGTCCACCCTGACCAACACAACGACATGGATTGACCCAATGGATTTCGTAGCAACCCTGATCACAATTGCAGCGGCTTTGGTCAGTGCGTATCTGCACTTCCTGAACTCAAGCCCTGAAACCCGGGCGGAATTCATCAGGTCCACAAAGACGCTCATAGGGTCGGCCGGAAGGATTGCGACTTATGTGGTGATTCTGCTTATTACGATCATGTCAGCAGCTGCCATCTACCTCTTCTGGACGAGCGATAAGCCCATAACTCGCCCGGAGGTAGTCATGCTCTTCCTACACTTCTTTAACCTGAGCATGTATGGATTCATGAGCGTTGCGATTCCCGCCAAGGCCATTCGTAAGCGGCGAAACCCGGAAACTGATGAGAGCGATAAACCGGTCCCCCAGCCTGACGCTGAAGACTGATTACTTCTCCTACCTCGGGCGCCTGCGATCAGGGCCAGTCCAGACTGAGTTCTCAGGTCGCAGCACCACCGCCAAGTTGCCGCCTGCTCGCCATACCGAAAACGCGAACACAGCCAGCAGCCCCACCAGCGGCCAGGCATCGGCCGTTATGGTCAGGTCACCGCGGAAGATGTTGATCACCGCGGCACCGGAACACGCCATGACGATATACGCCAGGCACGACATGCCCCGACGGAAACGCAGAGAGCCTCGGCTGAACGTGAACAGTCGGACGAACACCGCACCGCATAGCCAGCACGTAATCTGAGTCAGGATTAGGCTAACCATCAGCGTCTCCTCGAGCGACCGGCGGGCCGCGCTTCTTGATCGCTGCAATCGACAGCGTGACTACCATGGCAGCAGCAGCGAAAGCAGCGGGACCTGAGTAAGCGAACGGCCTGATCCCCCAGAGCGTCAACTCGGTGAGCGCGGGGCTGAAGAGGTAGCCCATGGTCAGGCTGATACCGAAGTACACCAGCCGCTCGAACAGACCCAGCTCAGGGCGAGCCATGAAGAACACCAGCGCACCGCAGAACGCGCCGGTGGCAGCATTGCCGTCAACACCAGCAAACAGGCCAGCCGCGCTAACGCCAAGCGCGCCGGCAACAACGACACCGCTCGGCTCGCTCATATCAACCTCCCAGGCGGCCAAGGGCCAGAAACGAAGAAGCCCCACCAATCGGCAGGGCTTCGGAATAGTTGCCCCCTTTCGGGGGCGGTGACGGAGCGGGGGCTACCGTCGAGGGGCGCAGCACAGCGCTCTGTGTTTATCGCGGGCACCGCAATAAAGCCTGGGCACCTTTTACCCCTCGACATGCAACGCCCGCAACGGGCAATAAATGCGTGTTCAGTTCGTTACGGGTTGAACAGAGTTCGTACCGGGTTCGTACCAAAGTGCGGCGACGGACGGTCATTCCGAAGCGCAACCCATCACCGCCCTCAAGGCATCCCGATGCGCCTTGCCATTGGCATTGAGCCGCTGCAGCCGGCGCACTTCCTCCTTGCCTGCCGCTTTCACAGCCCGCACGCGGGCAAGCGCCGCCGCGGCCGCAGCCGTGCCTTGCTCCTCCCGTTCCCGCTCGGTAGCTACACCTGGCAGCACCTTCGCCAACGCCGAATGCAGCTCACCGACGCGTGTGCGATAGGTGCGCACGCTGATGCCGAGGGTGTGGCACTGCGCAGCCACCTGCAGCTTTGGCCTAGTCGTGTAGCGAACAAGGGCCAGGTACCGCATCGCCCGACCACGCGAGCCCAGCCCTCCATCGTACTCATCGGCAGCCAGCAGGATCAGCCCTCGCTCAACAGCAGCAGATGCACGGCTCACCGCCACCTCACACTCAACGCTCGACAAACACCGCGACCCACCAACAGCACGCCCGCCCTCCTCATCCATCGTGCCCAGTGGTGAGCGGATGCTCACGTCCAGGGCCGGGCTGATAACCTCGTTGCCCCACGCCACCAGCAGCGCCTCGATCACCTCATTCATCGCCAATCCCCCCGCCAAAACCCAACCCAACACAAAAAGCCCCAACCCAACACACACCCAACACACCTAAAACCCTTATAAAACAGAGCCTTAAAAGCAACTGTGTAAGGTGTGTTGGGTTGGTAAGGTTTTTTGAAGCTTCGCGTAGAGAAAAAACGCAGCCGGTAGCCATTGAAGGGAATGAAGATATTTTTCCCATACGTGCGCGCGCGGGCGCGTAAACCCAACACACCCAACACACACCGCCACAACGCCCGGAAACACTGGTACTCAAGTGTGTAAGGTTGCCCAAACCAACCCAACACAGACCCAACACACCCAACACACTTTTGCGCGCACTCATGCCGCAACCTCCTGCACGTGGTCCCACTTATCCACGTGCCAGCCGTGTTTACGGGCCCGAGCGCGCCATTCGGTCACATGCTTGCCCAGCTCGGCCGCACCCACGGATGGTGGCAGGAAGGAAGCCTCATCCTTAGGGAAGAAGAACGCCGCGAACCGCCGTGTGTTGCGGTCCGTCCACGGGATCGCCCGCGTCTTGTCCAAGCCCATGGTCGTCACGAACAGCGAGAACTTCGTCTGGCTCATCGCGTGCTCTTTGTTGCGCTGGCACCATTCCAGGAACAACGCATACAGGTCACTGCTCAAGCACCCGCCCCACAGCCCCTCGCCGAACTCACCGAGGCGCCACTGGTGCATGAAGGTCTGCCAAGGCGCCCGGCTCAACGCCACCAGGCGATCGCGCGCCGGCGTAACCGGCGGCTTCGTCTGCGGGTCGAACTCGCCCAGGTCATACGCCAGCAGCCAGGCGTAAAACGCCTCAACGCCGCCGTTATCCAGCTCGTGCTTGATCGCCTTCTGCCGCTCGGGCGATAGCTTCTCCTCCGGCCACATCACCAGGAATCGCCGGTCGCTGTCGCTGATCGGCCACGGCACGATCTCGTTGGAGAGAAACACCGCATTCATGTGCGACGCCTCCTCCCACCCGTTCACGAACTTCGACTCGATGCGCACCGTCTGCCCGGTG